CCTAGATACACTGAAAGTTTCTACTATTGAGCAGACAGCCGAAGAAGCAGAAGCTCGTGGTGGTAAAGGTAACCCACCTCTAATTATCTGGGACTATGGAAAGGAAATTACAGTAACACTAGAGGATGCTTTATTCTCCGTTAAATCTATGGCTATCATGTTTGGTGATGATACAGCTGATGAATTAACTACAATTACTAAAACTCGAACTTTTACCGGTACCTCAGTTCCTACTGAGTATGAACTTCCTGGTGGAAAAACAGTTACTATTACATCTTCTACTATTTATGATGCTACTGGTTCTGTTGTTCCCACTAACTCTTTACAGGCAGATACAACTTACTTCCAGACATTTAACTTAACTGTTACTGGTAGTTCTATTGAAATTTCCGCTCAGACATTCCCAGGAACATATTATGTAACTGGCGATACTTATGCTCGTTCAGAAACTACTGGTAAAGACGAGTTCTTCCAGTTTATTATTCCTAAAGCAAAAGTTCAGTCTGAAAATACAATTACACTAGAGGCTGAAGGAGACCCATCTGTATTTAACATGAACTTACGTGTTATGCGTCCTGCTGATGGCGTAATGATGAAGTTAGTGAAATACGACTTGGGGGAATAATAGCAGTTACAGGGGTTAAATTAAGTGAGTCCTCTATTAGTTTAACAACAGGCTCTAGTGGAAATACAAAACAGCTTACAGCGACATTAGAACCTGAAGGCGCGACGGGAGTGGTTACTTGGAAGAGTAATCACCCCGAATTTGCGACTGTTACTAATGGACTTGTAACTGCAGTTAGCGCGGGGACCGCGACAATTACAGCTTCTTGTGCTGGTAAATCTGCTACCTGTCAGGTAAATGTTACTACTCCGAATGTTCCAGTTGAGAGTGTTTCTTTAAATAAAGAGTCCACTACTTTAACAATAGAAGGAACTGAAACTTTAAGTGCTGAGGTTCAGCCACCAAATGCTACTAATAAGCAAGTTACTTGGGAATCTTCAGATTCTGAAAAAGTAACCGTAGTTGATGGTTTAATTACAGGAAAAGCTGTAACTATTGCACCGGTAACTATAACTGTTAAAACTGTAGATGGAGAAAAAACTGATACTTGCACTGTAGAAGTTACTGGATAAATTAAGGCGGAGTTTTTACTCCGCCTTTCTTAGTATAGGAGGATAATATGGACAATCAATTTGGAATGAAAGAACTGTATGAAGTTGTACTTAAAGCCACTTATCCTATGAAGATTAATAATAGAACCATCGAAACTGGTGAAATAATTACAGCATTTGATAAAATTCAATTAGCAAATTTTAACGAGATAAAAAGTAGAGTGCAGGCTTCAGGTGGTTTTGATAATCGCGCGCTAGTTACGTGGGAAAGCACAAAAGAAATAGACATAAACTTTACACAGGGAATTTTTTCTAAGGTTCAGTTTGGATTATTGAGTAATTCTCATTTATTAGAATATAAAGAAGATGTTGATAGTATTCTTATTACTGTTCGATTAGAGAGAATGAGTGATGAAAATGGTTTGATAGATTTAGACGAAGAAAAACCATATTCTCAAAATTTATTTGTTTATGATAAAAATACTGGACAGAAATATACTGATATAGAAATTATTTCGGATACTCAAATCAATATTAAGCAGGATTCAAAAGAAGTAATTGTTGATTATCAGTACAAATATATGAATGGCGCGACAGATATTATTGTGGGAAGAAACTTAGTCGATGGATTTATGTTTCTTGAAGGAAAAACAAGGATTAAAGATGATGTGACAGGACGAACTAGAACTGGAATTATTCAAATTCCAAGATTAAAATTAGTGTCTGATTTATCTATGAGGCTAGGTAGAGAAGCTAATCCAATAGTTGCAAATTTTAGAGCTGTTGGATATCCTGTTGGGGGAAAAGGCGATAAAAAAGTAATGGAAATCTTCTTCCTAAATGATGATATAGATAATGAATAAAGAAATCAGCACTAATTTTCATTGAGAGAGTTTAGTGCTGATTTTTATATAGGAGGAAAAAAGATGGCAAATAAAAGTTTTACCTTAAATTTTGATGCGTCAATGAATATCTCTCAGATTAAAAGTGCTATTTCAGAGATGCAAAGAGCTTTTTCAGGATTAAAACTATCACAAGGATTAAACACAAATATTCAAAATGTTTTCGGTAAAATTAATGATGAACTTAAAGAATTTGAAAGTTTAACAAATAAAAGTTTTCATTCTCTATCAGATGTGTCTAAAGCCTCAAGTTCATTTGAAAGAATTATTGATTATT